CACAATTTATAGCACAGGCGTCCATACATTTTTTTGGAGTTGAACATACAGACTGCTTTAAGAAGGGAGAACCCCAAGATATGAATTTGTATGACGTGGAATTCCTTAAAAGAAAGTTTAGGAAAGAAGGAAATAGAGTATATGGACCTTTAAATAAAGATTCTATTGAGAAGATGACGCTTTGGACCAGAAAGAGCCCTGAAGGAGATGTGAAACAATTTGTAGTAAACGCCCATACAGCAATTAGAGAAAGTTGGTTTCACGGGAGAGAAGTTTTCGCTTATTATAAAGATACTTTGAATGCTTCGTTAGACGGAATTGATTTTCATTACACTTTCCATCAATCTTATGAAGATTTGGAAAAGGTATATGGAAGCTTCTTGTAAGCTTATCGATTCTTTTTAGTTTAGATAGTTTAGATACGCTCGCGTTAATAAAAACCTTTTTAAAGCGATAGAATAGGTACTCAGTTAATTCGTTAATTACGACCGATCATACTCAAGGGAGAATAGTTTCAATCCTAACTTACTCCGACAGAAACAGGATTTCCAAACAATTACAAGAAGAACCGGTGGTGTCAACCGAAAATATGGCACAAGCTGATGATATGTGTAACAACATGCAATTTAATGATGTTACCGAAGTGGAGAAACATTCGAACAAGATGGAACAATATTATGATTCGTTAGTTACTCCGTTTGCAGATTTTACACCCAAGTCCATTTTAACACGTCCTTATTTATACGATAATATCACATGGAATTCGGCGTTTTCAGGTTATAAGATAGATTTTCCAGGAACTATATATACTAAATTTGCGAATCTTTTGACAGGACCATTTTTAAGAAGTAATTTTCAAATTAGGTTGCGCTATAATACCACTTTATCACAATTTGGAAGTTTGATCTGTGGTTTTTATCCTGAGAATAGTGCTACACCGGGACCGGCAGTCACTTTAACAGAAGCAACTCCAAGATTTGTGTCAATGTGTCGTCCGGCCATAATTAGTGCAACAGGTCAGAAACAATTGGACTATGAAATTCCCTATACAAGTCCCAGACCATCAGTAGATTTGACTTCCTTTGACCCAGCCGAAATAGGAACGTTCTTTATCAAATCTTTAACTCCTTTTAGAACATCTCAAACAGGACCAGATTTTTGTAACATAGAGATATGGGTTTGTATTAAGGATCCATATAATTACGGTTTTAAGGGAGAGAGTCGTAGGGAAAAATTTAACAAGGAAGCTAGTAGAGTCCGGAAAACTAATAATGAAGAGAGCAATCGAAGTTTACAAGGGAAGTTAGGTAAAGGCAGAACTAAAGAACAAGAAGCAATGCAATCAGATGTAACTTCAAGGAGTGTAGTAACCGGAATATCAGAAGTGGTTAAAACACTACCGATAATAGGACCTATTTGGAGAGT